TACAGCAAGGTGTAATGATTGCATCAATCGCAGAGCGGATGGGCATGGTGGATGAGTCGTCAGATGGCGGTGAAGTCACCGGCGACGATATCCTTGATCAATTTGATGGTATTACGTACGAAGGAACTAAAGATGGCGATTAAGATTCGTGAGGCAGAGCGCGCAGTATATATGGACGCAGAAGAGTATCTAGCAAACAGTCCTTATACTCGAAGTCAAGTGGGTAATGATATTAATAAGATGGAGAAGGCCCGCATTAAAGTAATGGCTGCTCTCCGTAAAAAGATTGTGAAGTTGGCTGCAAAGGTCTCTAACAATACATAATGCAAGTACCAGCGCAAGATTTTCTTAGATTAACGGAACAAGCAGACACACTAGCCTTTGTAGACATTGAAGCTACAGGACTACGTGGAGATTACAATTCTGTTCTTGTTGTCAGCATTAAGCCTTTTCAGTCTGATCCTATTACTTATACAGTCAAGCAACCTGGGAACGATAAAGGGATTGTTCGGGCTGTAAAGAACCATTTAACGTATGGGTAACGTATTATGGGAAAGGCTTTGACCTCCCTATGATCAATACCCGGCTCCTTAAATGGGGATATGAGCCTGTTCAGAAGCGGCCTCACTTGGACTTGTACTTTACGCTCAAGTCTAATCTGTTGACCGCTCGACGTAGCCAAGGTCATTTACTATCATGGCTCGGCACGCCGGAAGAGAAGATGACGGTGGGGGCTGATCAATGGAATGCTATCCTGGCAGACCCGAAAGGTAAACCAATGAAGATAATGGTTGAAAGGTGTGAAAGTGATGTCGCAGGACTCCAAGCCTTGTACCAAAGAACCAAACACGTCGTTAATGACCTCAAACGTTAAAAAGTTTCATATTGAAACCTATGAGGGAGTCTCCCCTAAAGGTCTCCGAGATTTTACTAACTGCTCTTGGGACTACGATTACGTAGATGTCGGTATTCGGACTATTTGGAAATAAAGATGTATATCAAAGAACTATATAATCCCCGTGAGTATGATGTATTCCTGGGGGATGGTTGGGAAAACTGGGTTCGTGTTAAGTACACGAGCAGCAACAAGATTGAAGTCGTAAACACGAGTGTCGAAGAGCTTGAGCCTTCAACCTTACGGCTTATTTACTTTAAGCTCAAGAAGCTACGTAGAAAGGCAGCTACAGCGAATGGCTAAATTCTGCATTAACTGTGTACACCACAAGAGGGCTCCTGTGGAAGCTAATGGCCGGGCTCAGATGGTGCCTATTTGCTTACACCCGGAGTTTCAACATCCGGTGATTAATCAACCACTCATGTGTGACATCGTACGTAACGAAGAGAAGATGTGTGGGTTTCAAGCTAAGGGCTTTGTGCAGGCCCCTCCGAAGGAGGATGATCCGCCACGGCGGCTTATTGTAGCTAGTGAGTAAATATGTCGTACATTGTAAAAAGGAGCCCTACGATGTTTATATTGGAAGGGGCTCTAAGTGGGGTAATCCTTTTATTATAGGGAAGGACGGTACTCGGGATGAGGTAATCGCCTTATACCGAATGCTCCTGTACACTGAACGTAATGACTTGCTTCTTTCTGTGAAGAAAGAGCTTTCTGGCAAGATATTAGGTTGTTGGTGTGCCCCAAACCCCTGTCATGGGGATATTTTAGCAGCATTGGCAAATGAATGAGTGAGTTTGATTTTAAGCAAAAGATTATCGACGGGGTCCCAGTGGTGGACCTCATCGAGATACTCGGGTTAACACCCGAAGACATTATCGATGCATTTGACGATAAGATCGAAGACAGGTATAATGAATTGAAGGAGTATCTTGGTGGCGATGAGGCCGAAGACTCCGAAGAGACGGAAGTATAAACGTAATGGACCAGCCCCACGCCCTTAAAGCACAAGTTGGTGGTAATCACTATAAAGACATGAAGATTCAACCCATCGAATTTATTCATGCAAATAACATCCCCTTCATTGAAGGGTCAGTAATTAAATACATTTCTCGGTGGAGAAACAAAGGTGGTGTTGAGGACTTGAAGAAGGTCAAGCACTTTGTTGATCTATTGATTGAACTAGAAAGTAAGCAGGATTGAACGATTACAACAAATTTATATACTTAAGCAGATACGCGAAATGGAACGAGGAGTTACGCCGACGTGAGACTTGGGATGAAACTGTTAAAAGATATTGTGACTTTTTTGCCTCACGCTATCCTGATAATTTCCCATATAATAGTATTTACAGTGCTATTTATGAACTTACCGTAGTTCCATCGATGCGGGCATTAATGACGGCAGGGCCCGCCCTCGAACGCGACAACATTGCCGGATACAACTGTAGTTATTTAACCATTGACCATCCCCGTTCCTTCGATGAAGTGATGTACATCCTCATGTGCGGAACGGGAGTTGGATTCAGCGTAGAGGAACATTATGTCCGAGAACTCCCAGTTATCGCCGATACACTCCACCCGTCTGATACAACAATTGTCATCGCGGACAGCCGAGTTGGTTGGGCTAGTGGCCTCCGTGAACTCATTAGTCTCTTGTATAGCGGAAAGATTCCCAGATGGGACCTATCCCGGGTCCGGCCTGCAGGGGCAAGACTTAAGACCTTTGGTGGACGTGCGTCTGGACCTGAGCCGCTCAATCGGCTATTTACAAAGCTCGTTGACGTATTTAGACAAGCTGCGGGCCGACAATTAACCACTACAGAGGCACACGATATTGTCTGTTCAATTGCTGATGTCGTCATCGTTGGTGGGGTTCGTCGGAGTGCTCTTATTAGCCTCAGTGACCTTAACGATTCTCGTATGGCTCTTGCAAAGAGTGGGAACTGGTGGACCATCGATCCTCAACGTGCTCTTGCAAATAACAGTGCAGTTTATAGTGGTCGGCCTGACTTTAATACTTTTATAACTGAATGGAAAGGACTTTATGAGTCTAAGAGTGGAGAACGTGGTATTTACAATCGAAGTGCAGCAACCAAACACGCTGCATCTAACGGTCGCCGTGAGACAGAGGGGTGGGAATTCGGAACAAATCCATGTGGAGAAATCATCCTTCGACCAAGTGGATTATGCAACCTTACGGAAATCATTGCTAGACCTGACGATGATTACGAAAGCCTTAAACGGAAGGTTGAAGTCGCAGCAATCATCGGAACCTTCCAGTCAACCCTCACCGACTTCCGATACGTCCGAAAACAGTGGGAAAAGAACGCGCGCGAAGAAAGGCTCCTTGGAGTAAGTTTAACAGGTATATTCGATAACGGACTATTGTCTGGAAGAGAGCCTACTGGCTATACTGAGGATGTTGATTTACAGAGTCGATCTGTATATTACTTTCCTGATTTTAAACTTGGAGATAAACTTAAGGAACTAAAAGAACATGCTATTAAAACGAATGCTGAGTGGGCTGATCGGCTTGGAATTCAGCGATCCGCTGCGGTCACATGTGTCAAACCTAGCGGAACTGTTAGTCAACTTGCTGGCTGCTCTAGCGGCATCCATCCTAGCTACAGTCGTTATTATTATCGCACTGTTCGCCTTGATACTAAAGACCCTCTATGTGCTTTCTTACAAGCTAGTGGAGTACGTAATGAGCCTGAGCAGTTTCATCCAGACAGTCAGGCAGTTTTCTACTTCCCAACGAAGGCTCCAGAGGGGTCGGTCACGAGCGACCAACTCAGCGCCAAAGAACACTTCGAACTATATCTAACATACAGGAAGTACTGGTGTGAGCATAATCCATCTACGACCATTTACTACAGCGACGATGAATTTCTCGAACTTGGAAATCTTGTTTGGAATAACTTTGACGATATTGGGGGTATTAGCTTTCTGCCACGGTCTGATCACGTGTATCAGCAAGCTCCATACATACCTATCAGTATGGATGAGTACGAGAAAGCAGCGGCGGTATTTCCGAAGATAGATTGGGAGAAGTTTTATCAGTATGAGAAGGAGGACATGACTACTAACCAGCATGATTTAGCTTGCTCCGCAGGCGTCTGTGAATTGTAGATGCAAATCTTCATAGATGCTCCTCATTTTAGTGCGGGCTACGACCTGGAAACGGGTCGTATTGCCCCAATCATTAAATACATGAAGGACTGGACAATCGAAGAAATCAAAGAGTACTGCGAAAAGAAAGGATGGAGATGCCAAGTGATGGAAGCCAGAGAGGTTCTGGATGACTGGTATGGAGATTAAATTAATTGACGAGGAGTACCCTCCTAAATACCAAATAACATTTATTTGGTTTCCGGATTCTCCGAAGGTCTTCTCTTATTGTGGCGATGAAGACCCTTGTGGGTGGACAAAAGAAGAGATTGTTCATTACTTAGCAGCTCATATTGAGAATCTAGAGTCTGAGTTATCTTCTTGTAAAGAAGAACAAGAACATCTTCAAAAGCATCATATCAAACGAGGATTTCTACTTTCAGCAGCAATTGCAAAGATAAAGAAGTATGAAGGTTTAGAATGACTACAATAGTGA